CTCTTGCCTGTCTATCTCATGCTGTTTTTCTCTTTCTAAAAAGGCTTTCCAAAGTATTCTGTCCTCTTCTACCATAATCTAACCTTATTTGCCTTTTCTTTTCGTTTATCACATCCACAATCCTCTCCCCATATTTTTTTTACTATCCATTTGATACCTGTATAGGTTGTAATCTTTTCTATTAAGTCTCCTAATCTCATAATTATTAATTTATTGCATTATTTCTATATCATTTGACTTAAAAGCTACAGCTTGATGAAATTT